TTTTGTTTGGTAAAGATGCATATTTTATTCTGTTTGTTGTAAATGCAATCCTATGCCCTTCTTTTAATGCTTTATCTGAAAAAATCTTTAAAGAATAAGCATCTTCATATTGAATAGAATATACTTCTAATACAGATTCATAAAATGCGTTCCATTCTTCTTCTGTAAATTCTCCTCTAACAATTTTTTCAGATACCCCATAATAATCAAATATATTATTTTTTACATATGCTAATTGTTCTTTGTCTAATGTAATGGGTGTTAAATTAACAGGTATAAAATCAGATTTTGCATCTAATCCAGCAATTCCTTTTCCTTTATCAAATTCTCCAATAAAATCTGCTACAAATTGGTCTCTATTTGATTTTATATCTTTGTCTTTTAGCATTGCATTGCCATATTTTAAGATTCCTTTAATACTCATACTTGTTTTTATTGCATTGTCTATACCTTCATTTGTTGTGTTTGCCGTTTTTATAGCTTGATTTAATATTAGATTATCGCTTCCATACAAGTCATGAAATCCAAACATTCTTCTTAGATGTATTACTTCATCATATCGTATAAAGTAATAATTTCCATTCATAAATTGAAATTTTATATATATTTCATTTTGATATTCATATAAGGCACAATTATCAGGATTTAGTGGATAAAACCCTCTTATCATTCCTGTTTTGTCTTTATCTATATAAATATACATATTGTTTTTAGCTAGTAATAAAAATGTTGTTTTATATAAAAAATCGTATTTTGTCATAACTGGATTTGGCTTAACTTTTAAAATATAGTCTATTTCTCCTTTAATGTTGTTTGAAGTAGCTCCTTTTATATGTTTTGGTATCATTTTTGCGACATGTTTTGAAATTGTATCAATGCATTTTATTGCATCTAAACTTTCTTCTATATCTGCACTATTTGAAAATACTGCATTATAGCCTGACATTAATTGTAAATAAGCACCTTTTATTTTTTGTTTTGTATTTCCAAATACCATATTAAACAAACTTCGTTTTTCCTTCATCTTACTCCTCCTGAAGTGATAAATAATCATTCATTTTTTCAAATAAAACACAGTAAGCATCAATTAAGCTTACTGTACCATCTATTCTTTGTTTTGATTTTTTTCCTTTTACTGGTCTTATATTGTCATTTTTATCTATTTCAATACTTGTGTTTAATAAACACCATTTTAAAATTGGATTGTTATTGTATATAACATTTTTTTCTTTTAAATCTGCTTCTAGTTCTTTCATTGGATTGCTCATTGTTCTAGCACCTTGTATTACTTTTATCATTTCAAACCCTACTTCTTGCATTTCTTCAATCCAGTATTGGCTACCCCATGGGTCGTATCCAACCCATAATGCTGAAATATCATGTTTTGTATGTAACATATAAAACCAATTTGTAACATCACTATAATTTACTCTTGCACCTGTACACGTTGTCAATAATCCTCTTTCTTCCCATTTATCATAAGGTACTGAATCATCTTTTACTTTCTCTTCTAATATATCTTTTGGTATAAAATAATGTTGTAAAACATATTTCTTTTTATTTTTAACTATTAAAACAGTTGCACAAGTCAAATCTGTTGTGCTTGATAAATCTGCTCCACCTATCGCATAAGAACCCCTCAAATCATCTATATTGAATGTCTCTTCATTGTTTACTATATCAAAATCAAGCCATTTTTCATCCGTATTACTTCTAACATTAAAATCTTTACACAGTACACCTTTTTTGCTCGCAAAATCATCTTTTGCTCTTTGTACTTGTTCTGTTAAATATTTATATTGTTTTATTGTTCCAACTCCGAGGATTAGCTTTTGCCCAGCATTTAATATCTTTCCATTCTTCTGTTTTATCTAGTTCATATAATACTGGTAGAAAAGCATCATTTTTTACTGTTCCGTCTAATACATTGTTTGCATAAGCATATATATCATCAAATATACACTCTCTCACGGTTCCTGCCGTAGTAATCATAACTACAAGTGGTTGTCTACGGCTCGAAGTAGATTGTTTCATAACTTCATATAAATTTCTGTCTTTTATAGCATGTAATTCATCTATAATAACCAAATGTGCATTTAATCCATCAAGTGTATCTGAATCGCTTGAAAGAGGTTCAAAACTACTAAATGTTGATGGCATATACATATCAGTTCTTCTTTTATTTACTATTGCTCTAATTTCTGGGCTTTGACTTCTCATAGCAACTGCGCTTTTAAAAGCTTTGCTTGCTTGGTCTTTTTTAGTGGCAACTGAATAACATTCTGCACTTCCTTCACCATCTGCAATCATCATGTACAGAGCTATTGCAGATAACATTGTTGTTTTTCCGTTTTTTCTTCCTACCAAAAACATCGTTTCATTGAATCTTCTTGTGTTCGTGTCTCTATTTAAGAAACCGAATAGAGCTTGAATATATGCTTTTTGAAATAGTTCTAATTCAATAGGCTTTCCAATTTCTCCCTCAGCTTGTTTGCAAAATGTTTCTATAAAATTTATTGGTCTTTCGCCTACTTCTTCGTCAAAATAAAAAGAAAGCGAATTATTTTCGCTCTCTTCTACTAGTTTTTTGTATATTTTAATAACTTTCTTTCCTGCTACTATCTCTCCAGCTGATATCTTGTCGTAATATTCTTTTATATAATTCATTTATTACCACTTGCTATAAATTTAAGCAAATCTTCTCCTGCATTCTTTTTTTCTTCTTTTGGCAATAAATCTATAAGTTGTTTTACTACATTTGTATAGTTTTTTATCATTGTATTATATGTTTTACTTTCAACGGATTCTTTAAATCCAAATTGATCTTTACCATTTACGTAAGTTTCTTTTACTCCAAATTTTATGATGTCTTTCTTCAAATCTTCAAGTGTTATAGACATAAAAGCAGCATTTTCAATCAGTTTTTCTGCTATTTTCTTTTTGTTTTCTTCTAAACTTTTAAATATTTTTTTTAGTCTGTTGACCTCTTTGGTTACTTTTTTATTCTTTTCAATAAGTGCCTGTCCACTTAATCCGTCGTCATTTTTTTGATTTTCTGCTTCCATATCTATACCTCCTAACTACACCCCTTATGTGAAAACTGTTCGAATTTTACAGAGCCCCTCTCACCGTTCTCCCATAGGGCAAAATCTTTAGGTCAATAGGGGGGTTCTGTTTTATTTCTTTTTATATGAAATAACATGACTTATATCCATACTATCGTTTATTAGTAATACTCTTCTATGTAATTGCTTTTCTAACTTTTTCTTTATAGCTTTCATATCATTTGCTTTATACAAAGCATGAACTTTAACAACTAAAATATCTTTTCTTTTAAGTTTTAATTTATTTATTTCATATTCGCATTCATTTACTATTTCTTTTACTTCTTTCTTTATATTTCTTATATCTTTTAATAATTCATCTTTGTTGACTTCTATTCTTATTTTATATGATTGCGCTTTTTGTTTTTCTTCATTTCGTATACTTCTTTCTAATTGTTCTTTTTGACTTATTAAAAGTTTTCTTGCTATGTCCGTTATTTTTTTCTCTCCTAACGCAACCTTTATTGCGAATAACATATCTCTTTTTAATTTATAGACATTAATATCACTATTCATTCTTTATTAAATCTCCATTTTTATCAAAACTATATTCTTCTTTGCTTCCAAAGTGTTCTTCGTTATGACACTTCTTACATAAACTCTCTGTGTTGTCTATGTTAAAGAATATGTTGTCATCTTCATAGTTCTTATCTGTTACATACTCTTTATGGTGTACAAAAAAAGCAGGAACATATATCCCGCTTTTCTAAACATCTTTCACACATTCCGTTTGTCATTAATAGTTTTTCTTTTCTTAACTTTTGCCACTTCTTGCTTTTGTATTTCTTTGCTATTTCTGGATTATCTCTGTATGTCATAACTATTTAGCTTTCTTTGTTGTTTTTCTTGTCGTTGTTTTCTTTACTGCTTTTTCTGTTTTTACTTTCTTAGTTGCTGTTTCTATTTCCATAGCTTCTTCTACTTCGTCTATTTTCTCAACAAAAACCGCATTGAATTTATTTGTTTTTGTTAAAACTTCATATCTTTCTTTTGTTACTCCAAAAATTTCTCCCTTCTTTGGTATTCTTCCTAATTCATTATCTTTTAAATTTAACTTTTCATATTTGTCTGTTGCTTGTACTAACATAATATTTCCTCCTTTATTTTATTAAACATTTATTTTTAACTAGATAAGAACATCTTACTGTTTGCTTATCTAAGTCAATAACTTCTAAAAAAGAGCAACCGTTTACATTGCTCTGGTAATTGAGTATCTATTAACTTTCTTTTCCACTTCTCTTCTCTATCTTCTTGTGTTTCTATCATTTCTATTGTCCTCCTGCAGTCATCTAATTTACATTCTTTACATTTCTGACCTTGAGCTGAACATACTTTATTATCTATTAAACATTTTTCCATAGCTTATTCCTCTGTACATTTTGGATTATTATTTATGTCTAAAATTATTTTGCAATCTATATTCTTATTGCAGTTACTGCAATGTTCTTTTTTATATTCTTCATATTTATTTGACATATGAATCACCTCATTTGATATTTATGTTAATTTATAGTATAATTAAATTATACTATAAATTTGAAAAGGAGTGTTTTTATGATTTTTGAAATTCCAAATTGTGACTTAAGATGCTGGGAATGTAAACGGCATTGTATAATGAAGCAAATGTTTAC